GGAGAGGCTGTCCAAAGCCCCGGCGGGGATTTGCAGATTGACCTGGATCAGATCATCCATCAGGCGGATACCTCAATGCGGCTGGCAGCCACCACGGTCACCTTTTCGGCTACCATGGAACCCACCTTGCCCTCCTCCTGAATGGCGCTCCACTGACAGCCGCTGTAGATGACCTTCCGGTCCGGCTTGCAGATCACCAGAGAGAAATCCGACAGGGAGAAGAAGTCGATGCCGTCGGTGATGGCGTCGTCGGTGGCGTAGAGCCGGGTCAATTCCAGAACATACTTGTTCTGGCCGTTGATGGTAGCTACCGGCTCGCTCTCGCCGAAGGCCTCCACTACCTGACTGGTCTTGGTGGCCTTGGCGGTGTAGCTCTGCACCACGGCTACCTTCCGGCCCTCCAATTCCAGATAAATGTCACAGCTTGTGGGAAAACCCGTTACTTCGATCATGTTTTCTCCTCCTTAAATGGTGATATGGGCGGTGAGATAAATCCGGTTCAGCCCGTGGGCCACGGAGAAGCTGAACTCCACCAGACATACCGTGGGGTCCTCCGCGCTGGCGGATACGGTCACATCGCCGTAACTGTCGATGATCTCGGCGCGCAGCTTGTTCTCCAACTCCACGATGGTCTGAGAACGAATGGCCCCCCGGGTCTGGGCGGTATTCTTGGTCTTGCTGAACCGGCTGCGGAGACTCTGGCGGATGGTGGGAATCACGTCGTCCACAATCATGATGGTGGTCAATTCCCGCCATGTGGCGTCGTCCGCGCCGCCGGTGGCGGTACGGGTGGTGATGCCCCGGACAGGGGAAACCACGCCGCCTACCGCCTCCAAAGGCGTCACGCCGCCCCGAACCAGCAAATCAATGTCGTTGTCGCTGTAATCCCTGCTGACGCCGGTGAGACCGGGCAGGGAGGTGCCGTTGAGGGGTACAGCGGGATCGCGGGTGACGGCTACCGCCGCCGCCACCGCCGCCGCGGCGAAGACGCCGGGCAATGCCGCGCCGGAACTGTCCAGCCCGTCAGGCCCCACCAGAACCATGCGCTCACTGTTCAGCTCCTTGGCGCGTCCGGTGAGCGCTTCCACGGACGCGCCCTCCATGCCCACCACGGCAACGCGCTCCCTCCGCGCCCCGGACGCGGCCTCCAGGCTGGACCGTAATGCCTGCTGCACCGTCAACTCGGCGCTGTCGCAGACGATGATCTGGGCGTCCTCCACCGCCTGCAAAGCGGCAAAGGCGCTCTCGTAATCCTCTTCGTCCACCTTCACAGCCGCTACCGTGGACGCGCCGCCCAGAAACAGCAGCTTCAAAATCGTGGACATCCCGGCGGAACCGGCCTTGTCCTCGCCGAAGGCGCTGAGGCCCATCTCGTAGCTTGTCAGCCTGACAGGGGTATTGGCCGTTCCAGCGGTACTTTTGGCCGCTACGCCGATGGTGCGCACGGCCCGTCCGCCGCGCACGGCGGCGGAGGCGTCATAGGAGGAGTACACCCCCGGACGTTCATGAATCATACTCTTCATTTCGTAACTACACCTTTCAAAATAAAATCAGACAGCAGCGGCCCGTCCTCCGACGCCGCCGCGACAAAAAACGCCGTGCACGCGAGACTGCCCCGCCGCAGGAACATGGAGGTGTCCTTGTCCCAGACCGCTTCCTCCCACTTCAGCTCCGTGGGCCGGAGGCCGGAGGGCAGACCCTCCAGCATAATCCGGTGCAGCGCGTCCAGCACGCTGTCGCATCCCGCCGCGCCGTTCGCCGGAGGACAGTAGATGTCCACCGACAGCGTCAGTTCCAGGCGCAGGCCGTAGACCTCTTGGCTAGCCAGGGTATCGGGGTCCACGCGCTGGCCCAGATAGCTGCTCAGCGCCCCGCCGCGGCTCTCGCCGGTACGCAGCCCTACCGCTACCACCGGCTTGTCATAGGCGCTGGCCCATCCCGGCTCGTAGGCGGTACGGGCGGCAATCCCGGCCCGTTCCAGAGCGCCGGAGAGGGCGGATTTCACTTGTTCCAGTCCGTTCATGCCGCGCGCTCCTTTTCCTGCCGAAGCATGGCGCGGGTATAGAGGGGCGCGTTTTGGAAATACACCGTCTCCGTCTCCTGCACGGCGAGGCGCAGGCGGTCAAACCGTATCCCGTCTCCCGGACGGATCTCTTGACCGGCGGGGCCCACATAGAGCCACCGCTGTTCGTTCACCGCGCCCAGGGGCGTGGCGGCCACGGGAAGGTCCTCCCGATTTTTCAGAACCGGCTGCAAAAACGCGGAAAATGACCGTTCCTCTCCGCCGTCCCGGGGAATCAGGGTGACCGTCTGCCCGTAGGCGGACAGAATTCCTTCCAGCCGTGTCCTCATCCCCGCACCCCCAGAAAAGCAAACCCGCCGTCGCCGCAGTAGGGCGCTATCATGCGCTCCGCCTGACGGCGCAGGGGATCGCCTCCGGTCCCCTCGCCGTCCATGCGCAGGCTCACGTCGCCCACGGAAAACTGCCGCACATCCCCGCCGCCCCGGCAGGGCAGCATCCCGGCAGCGGCCAGCAGCGCCGCCGCGCAGGGAAAGGCGTCGCCGCAGTCCTCCGGGGTCACGCCGTCCCGCAGCCGCCCCGTCAATTCCGCCACGGCGGCGGTACACAGGGCGGTAAGCAGCGGTTGTTCCGCCTCGGTTGGCCGGACAATGGCCTCAGCCAGACTCATGACCTGCCCGAACATGTTCGAAGCCCCCTTTCCTTATTCCAGGCGTCCGCCCGGATCAAATGGCCAGTACCTTCCCCGCGCCGGCGTACAGCTTGGCGAAGCCGGAGATGCTGGTGATAGCCGCGCGCTCCACCTGGCGGTCGATGAGCTTGTCATACTCCACCATCACGTCCCCGGCGCTGACCATCTCCAGGGCGTAATTGCGGTCGAGGCCGATGAGCTTGCCCGCGGGCATGGCGCTGGTACGCAGCAGGGTCGCGCCCAGAGGGGAGGCCAAAGTGCCGGTACCCTGGAAGTTGAGGCCCGTCAGCGGATTCTGGAACTCGGGCATCTTCAGCATGTCCAGCATCACCGCGTTGGGTACCAGAATGGTGTTCATGGTGTAGGGATCAAACTGCCCCCAGAAGTCCAGCAGGGCTTCGTAGGTCAGCGTGCCGGCGGTACCGCCGATGGGGGAGGTGCCGATGGTGAAGGCTTCGGCGGGGTTATCGTTGCCGTCGCCGTCGGTGATGACGCGGATGGCATCCTCCAGGTGCATTCTGGCGATGTGGCTGCCGATTTGGCGCAGGGTGATGGAAAACAGGTCCAGCCTCTGGAAGCGGATGGCCTCATAGGACGCCACCAGCATCCGGCCCCGCTTGTGGAGCTTCACCAGGTTGCTCTGGGTACGCACGGTGGTCTGGGGCAGCTGCGCGCCCTCCTCCACACGCTTGAGACGCTTCTCATCCTCGCTGGGGACAGAGGCGATGGAACGGTAATCCATGCCGTCAAACTGGGTGACGGTGGCGGTGATGGAGGGGAGCACGTTGTCCTCCTCCATGCCCTGGCGTACCACACGGGACACGAACTCGGGAAACAGTACCGCAGATTCCGTGGTGCGGAAGAACTTCTCCACCACGTCGGAGCGGCTGCCTTTGACATGGATGTCAAAGCGCTTGAGCTGCCGTTGGAAGGCGTCCAGGCCCTCCAGGGGGGTGCCGCGGTAATTCTCGCTGGGGTCGGCGGCCTCCAGCACCTGGGTGAAGGATTTCCCGGCCTCGCCGTACATCCCCTTTTCCAGTCTCACATTGTCGTAAGTATAAGCCATAGCGCAGATTCCTCCTTATTAATTAAAGTAAGATCGTGACGGTTTTCGCCGCCGTGTCCACGTCCGCCACCGGCATCTGCCGGTCGCCGCCAGCCTTCACGCCGCCATTGCCGTCGGCGCACAGCGCGGTCCAGCCCACGGCGGGGGCGGTACCCGAATAGCCCACGGTGACGAACCCGCACACCTGCACGGTGCAGGCGTCGTCCTTGCGGCACAGGACCGCGCCGCAGAAGGGGTCACCCGCCCCGCAGGGACCTACCGTGCCGTTGCCGGTCAGCTTGACCACGCTGCCCTCGGCCACGTCGCTGCCGAGGAAGGTTGCGCAGACCTGGCCTACGCCCTCAAAAGATACGCTCATGTAAAAATCCTCCTATTTATATAATGTATCCGGCTTTGCCGGGGAACCGCTGTCAATCAGATCAGAAACGCCCGGTCCTCGTCCCCGCAGACCTGTCCGTCCATGGGACGCAGCTGGGGCGCGGGGGGATAAATTTCCTCCATCCGCCGCCGGTAAGCGCGGGTCAATTCCAACAGCTCGTCCTCTTCCATCTTCTCCGCCGTCCGGGCGAAGATTTTCAAGTTCAGGGATTCGTCCGTGAGACCCGCCAGCCGGATCAGCTCTTTTCGCAGACTGTCCATGTAGGCGCGGCCCATCCGGGCCTCCTTCTCCAGAGCTTCCCACTGCTTCCTGCATCCGGGATAGGCGCTGAGCAGCCGTTTCAGGTCGCCCTCCGGCTCATGGGCGAAGCGTTTCATAACCCCCGCTTTCCGCTGGGCTGGCACGGCCACGAAGCTCCACTCATAGGCGTCCACGGGTTCCAGCAGGGTGAAGTAGCACAGCTTGCCGCCGTACGTCTGTCCGCCCACGTGCTCGCAGGACTCCTTGCCGCAGACGGAACACCGCCGCCCGGTGACGCTGCACCCGATGCTGACCTCTTTCTTGATACCCGCCTCGATCTCCTCGATCAAGGGCTGGTTCTTTTCACTGCGCAGCATATAGGCATAGCCTTTCAAAAAGCGGCAGCCGTCGCCAGCCTGGGTGGTTCCGGGTTCCTGACAGATTTCGGCCTTGTAGAGCCGCGCCGTCTGGCCCTGGGCGGTCCAGTTGTGGTCAAAGATGCCGGTTTTCCCGACGAACAGCTGGCGAAGCGCTTCCAAGGCGTCGTTATCGAACCGTTCCCAGTCCCGGTCCACCTCGTTGTCGCACAGCCGGACGGCAAAGGTATACACCTGATCCGCCGTCAGCTCCGACTTGCTGAGCTGATTGATGAGGACTAAATCCTCCGGGGATACGCTGTGGGGGATTACGCCGCCCGGTTCCTTCTGTATATCCAAAGATGAATCCCTCCTATTCTTCCGGCGAAGCCGCGCCTTTTCCGGCCCCGCGCTCCGCCGCGTCGTTCTCCAGGGCAAGCTTCCGGGTCTGTTCCCGGTACCAGCCCGCTTTGGCCTCCTCCAGGAGGTCCTGCAAATTGATGTCGTCCCAGATGATCTGGAAGTCGCAGCCGTAGCCGTGCATCCTCAGCCATGTCCGGCAGATTTTTTCGACAGCCGGCGTCAGTGTCCGGCGGATGGCGGTCATCTCGGTGGTCAGCAGGTCGGCCTGCTGGGTGCTCATCCGTTCCGTGCTGGACCAGCTGAGGCCCAGCATAAAGGGCGGGATGCCCGTTTTACTCACCAGCTGCTCCAAAATCTGCCGCACCGGCACGGAACTGTCCAGAATCTGGTTGTCAGCGCCGATGACCTTGATCTCCACGTCGCCCACCGCCACGAAATCCCGGACACTGCCGTTTCTGGTACTCTCCATGGCGCGGCTCCACTCGGCGGCAAGCTGGCGGCTGCGCTCCTGAGCCATGCCGCGTTCCCACTCGCCGTCGCCGGGTTTATAGACCACGGCGAAACGCACGTTGCCCATCCGTTCCCAGTTCACGCCGATAGCGTAGTAAATCTTGCTGAGCAGGTCCGCCAGAAAGGGCATGGACCGCAGCAGCGACACGCCGTAGGGGGCGTAGGTCTCCGGGTTGAAGGGGGTGAACAGCAGCAATTGCTGATGGGGGAAGGGCTTTATCTGTCCATACTGGTCCATGCCGCAGAGTTGGAAGTCCAGCGGCCCGCTGTTCTCCCGAATCTGCACGTCCTCCACCCGGCCGCAGAGTACCGCGGCGATATCCCGGTTCCCGGCGTCGGGGACGATCTCTCCTACCGCCTGACCGAATACCAGCATGGAGTCCAGATACTGGTCCAAGAAGGCGTTGATGCCCCGCTGGCCCCGGCCTACGTCCACCTGTTCCAGGAACCGTTTCAGTTCCCGGTTTGCTCTCGGGTCATCACATTCCGCCGTCACGCCGCCGCACAGGCGGATGATTTTGTAAATGCAGGCGTCCACCAGAGGCACGGCCTCCCGGATGGCCCGATAGAGCTGCTTGTCCCCGGTTTGCAGGGGCGAATATCCCCCCAGCAGTCCAAAGGGCGGCGCGTCGCTGCGCTTGATCTGCGGCGTGGCAGCCGCCTCAATGGCCGGTTCCGTTTTCTTTCTAAATCGTTTCATCACTCACTCCTTTTCCCGCGACGGGGATGTGACCTAAGTTTGAAAAGGGCTGGATCAATACACATATTTAATATGTGGGTAACATAGGGCCTCATCCCCCGGCGGAATGAACTGTGTGCCGGCGGGGCCGTTATCCCCGTCTGGCTACCGAACAGAACACCCCCTCTCCGTTCCCGCCCTGCGCCGCTATGGTGACGGCGAAATAACGCATGTCATCCATGGCGTGGTCGTTTTCCTTCCGAGGCGCGTCGCGTTCGGCGGCGTCCTCGCTCCAGCGGTACAACGCGATTTCCCGCAGGCAGTCCTCGCAAGGCGAACAGATCACGATGCGCCCCCGCTTGAGCAGGTCGGCGGTGATCCGAATGCCCGAGAGCACGTCGTTATTCGCCTTGATAACGGGATACCCCGCCTGCCGCAGGGCGGTGATAAAACTGGCGGCGGAGGGGTCCACCACCACGCAGCGGATGAAACGCCCATTGGCCAGACGCTCCAATGCCGCTACATACTCCTGGTCCGTCAGCTGCACGCCGGTACGCCGGGAGGCGTAGTAATACTCCCGTACCCGGTACCAGACGCCGTCCTTCCGGCCCCAGAGTCCGAAGGAACAGGGATTGGCGGTGCCATAGTCTACGGAGATGACGTACTCCTCCAGCTCGCCCTCGGGGACGGGTTTGGCATCCCGCGCGGGGTCAAAGAAGTCGTAGATCAGCCCCTTGGCGGAGGTCCATTCCCCTAATATGAACCGCCGGTAGAAGGCTCCACTGTAGCTGGAGCGGTAGCGCTGCCGGATGCGCGGGGTGAGAGAGGGGTTGTCATCCATGGTAAAATGGAGATATAGAGCGTTCCGCTGTTCGGCTTTTAAAATCCATTCCTGATAAAACCAATGCTGCGATCCTTCCGGATTGAATAAATAAAGTAATAAAAAGTGCGCCATTACAAATACAAACGAAGGAAGCTATTTTTATGCTTATTAAACTACGAGGGCCACCCCGCATACGCGGACCTCCGAGCCAACATGATAGGTCCAAAAAATATAGGAAGGAATTTATCATGTCAGTCAACCAAAATTTGGCAAGGATTCTTCATCGTGTTAAGGCAGAACGCGAATTGTCCTATGCGGAATTTGCAAATGAACTGGGAATCCCAAAATCCTCTCTGGTGGAATACATGAACGGAACCGGAAACCCACGCGCGGACACGTTGGAGCTGCTGTCTGAGAAGCTGAACCTCCCTATAACAGAAATCATCTCCGACCCACTCCTTGGAGAGGAGCGGGCGGAGATGATCGTCCGGACAGCCAAAGCGTTCTCCGGTTTGCCGCCAGAGCAGCGGGAAAGAGGCTTCCAACTCTTTCAGGATCTGGCTGCGCTATTTGCTGAAGAATCCATAACCTGAATGTTATCGAACAGGAGTTGCCGCTCCTGTTCGATTTTTTAACGTCCTTTATTCTATCACTGATTTAGTATTGAGTCAATACTTAACTCATTTCAAAACAGCATTGTTTCGGTACAATGCTGTTGAGGTGATGATCGTGTTGATAAAATTCACGTTGCCGCTGGATGCTGAAGTGGCGGCAAAAATGACTTTCATTGGCAAATACTATGGCCGGTCCCGGATCAAGGAAATTGAATGGGCCTGCAAAGAGTGGATTGCGCATTTCGAGT